ATCGCTTTCCTCATACATCCATCCGCTAACTTCTTTGTATCTATGGACTACCTTAACACCGCGTTCAATCTAGCGCGCGTGTTCGACGACGCGTGTCTATCCCTTCTCGAAGTCAACAAATCATCCGCCGCAGCGACAACTTACAACACGCAGATAAATCTCGTGTCCGGATAAGAGGCCCAACATGTTTGGCTCTCCGTCAGGATCTATCTGGACGAACGGTAGGGCGTTCAGCCCGAGTGCATTCCAGTACGCGCGCCCAGGGCCGGACAACAACTGGAAAGTCATACTCGAAATCCTCCCACCGCCGGATAGCGGCGTTTTGTCGTCCTCTGGCGTTAGTACTGTAGCTTTCTCCGGGCAGCTCGTTTTCTCCGGCACAGTGTCGTCCCCGGGTGTAGGTAGTGCATCGTTCACTACATCGCGTATTGCTCAGGCAGCGCTATCGTCCGCAGGGGTAGCTGCGCTCTCTTTAATAGGTGAGGCGGGCGGGGGCTTCACGTTCCTCGACACAGTTATAAACTCGGCGGGAGCAACGACGACAAATATCGTCGGGGGGTTAATTGCGCCAGCAGCGATAAGCTCGTCGGGGGCCGCCACATCGACGTTTGCCGCAGCCGCGATCACTTCCGGTACTCTTTCCGTCACCTCGATCAGTTCTGCTGGTTACACCGCAGTTAGCGTAGCGTTGTCGACTCTCAGCGCGACGGGATCTGCGGTGACTTCCATATCCGCGACTTCCATCGTCAACGCTGTGCTCGCAGCGGCCGGTGTGTCCGCTAATGGTTTCGAAGGTTTAGCGATTCGATCTGCAGTACTAAGCGCGCTCGGCGTTAGCGCAGCGGGATTTGTGTCTATAGCGCCGACTGATGCTACTATTTCTTCTTCTGGGGCAGCCACCACGTCGTTCGGGGCGGCGGTGGTTAAGGACGGCGTTGTTGCGGCGACCGGGATTGGCACACCCGCGTTCACTGCTCAACGTTTATCGCAGGCTATTTTAAACGCAGCCGGTATCGCGACTTCCCAGCCTAGTGCCGCTCTCGTAGTTCCGTCAGCAGTATCCGCCAGCGGTGCTGCCGCAGCGTCGTTCGGGGCGGTGGGGGTTAAAGACGGCGTTGTTACGGTGACCGGGATTGGCGCACCCGCGTTCACTGCTCAACGTTTAACGCAGGCTATCTTAAACGCAGCCGGTATCGCGGCTTCCCAGCCTAGTGCCGCTCTCGTAGTTCCGTCAGCAATATCCGCCAACGGTGCTGCCGTCGTCGGGTTTTTCGCTGGTCTCATAAAGAGTGGCGCATTGAACGCTGACGGACTGGCCGCCGTTTCTGTTCTTACACAAGCTATCCAGACGTCCACACTTTCTTCCACAGGTGCGTCCGCGCCGAACCTACTTGCAGCGATTGTCTCCGCATCCGTTCTGTCGGCCTCCGGTGTGTCGGTCCCGACGCTACAGGCGCAGCGTTTAGCGGCAGGCGTCCTCGCGGCCGCAGGATTGACCACGGGTGCGTTCTCAGGCCAGATGATTAGACTGGGCACTCTTTCTGTGAGCGGAGTCGGGCAAGCTGACTTTAGTTTACGTTCAGTAGCTCAGACACTATTGGCGTCTAGTGCGTTAGCCACTGTACAATTCTCGACGCAGAATACGTCCGACACAGCGTTTGTGTCCAATGGTATAGCCTCCGCCACGTTCGCATCTCAACGCGTGGCGGCCGGGACCTTGTCGTCTCCCGGTGTGGGCGCGTTCGGTGTCGTGTCCCAGGCCGTAAAGCAGACAGTTCTGAGCGCTTCTGCAGCAAGTGCGGCTGATTTCGGATCACAGCGCATAGTGTTCGCGGTGTTGGACGCCGCTAGCGCGTCTAACTTTGCGGCGAATTCTCAATCTATCCGTCAGAGCATTCTCGTCGCGGCTGGGCTCAGTGAATTCACGCCGATGATCGGGTTGGTCGTCGACGCTGACTTCTCTTCCGCCAGTAGTGCTGAACTCACTGCCCTCGCCGAAAAGCTATCTACCGGGGTCATGGCCGCTTCGGGTCAAGCTGACGCGTCGTTTTCGGCAGAGAGTGTCGCGTCCGCTATCCTCACGCTAGACGGGACGAGTACGACTGACTTTAATGGTCAGCGCGTGGCTATAACAGTAATGTCAGCGGATGGGGGATCGTCGGGAGACTTCCTGGCTGGCCTCGCGACCGACGCTGTGCTAAATTCTCTGTCGAATTCTGGTGCGCAGTTCTTCACTGTGTTCTCAGGCGCGAAACGAAGTATAAACTCTGCCCTGGCTGTCACTCTTGGGAACACCATTATAATTCGCGGCGTCCAGTCGGCGGGGAGACCAATCCCCATCGTGATAAAAATAGCTGGGGCTGGAGGCAGTAGGTTAAACAGCGTTAACCGCGTTCAGACGAAAATAAGGTAAAAAATGGCAAACACCGATCAAAGAATTGTGCGCTTTCGCGGCGACACCATCCCCGACTCAATCACTGTCGCGCAGGTCGACGGGAGCGTCCCTGTGCTCACAGGATTCCAGTTCATCATGACCCTCAACCGCCGTAAGAACCCCGCCACAGTGGCGGATCAGGTCTGGCAAATCGTCGGTGTGATTACTGATGTGTCTGCGGGGACTGTCGAATTCGCCTTTAATCCGGCACAGGCGGATCAGCCGGTGGGTACGTACTACATGGATATCCAAATGGTCGACGGTGTGGGGCGTATCGAAACCATCCTAAAGATGCCGTACGAATATGTTCAAGATCTCACGAAATAAAAAGCTGCCCACATGTTACAGCGGGCAGCGCGGGCACCTAGGACGTCATTCGTCGCCGTCAGCCTGATCGCCCTCACTCGGCTCGTCGTCCGTCTCGTCAGACGCGAGCGCTTCATCGTTCTTCGCGGCAGCAGCCTTAGGCCCGACGCGATCAATGACCTGCTGAGCTTTGCCGACGTACTGATCCTGGACCTCGAAGGATTCGCCGCGTTTCCAGCCGCTGTGCTGTTCCAAATCCATTGCGTTCTGTGGTGTGTGCTCTTCATCTTTTCCCGTGATCGGGTTGACCATTCTAACTTTCATGCCCATGCGCGAACTCCATTAGTTGATACGTTTTGTCGGTGTACCATAGCGTGTTTCAGACAGCAAGTATCAAACGCAAAAAAGCCGGGGACGCAATGGCGTGACCCGGCTTCTCTAATTGCGTGTCCCGTTTACTGCGGGATGTGGACCAACCAAGCGTGGAACGTCGCCGAAGGCGTCGTACCGGCAAGGACGTAGCGGAGGCGGATAAACGCGGCTGCGGGGAGAACCGAGCGCGCCGTATCCGCATCGACAGCGAGGATGTAGCCGCCGATTGACGTAACCGTAATTTTCGCCACCTCGACCGGCACTGTGAACGCAGCGTCAGCGGAGACTTCGAGCGAGAACGCGTACGTTTCGTCGCCCGTCGTGCGGTCCGCAGTTTGAACAGCGATCTGTGCGCCGATGGTTGCCCAAGGCAGTTCGCCGTTGTCCCAGTAAGCCAGATTGAGCTTGTCGAGGGACTTAGCTGCGCTCTGTCCCGATGCAACGATAGCCGCGCCGCCAGGGGCGACGAGCTGCTTGGACGGGTCAGCGTCGCGGATATGCTTCACTTTCGAATTCATTGAGGCCATTGTAGTCTCCTAGCTTTCTTGTTGCGCGTTTCGTTGGGGGGAGCGCCATTTCTGGCGCGTCCCTATTTACCTGGATTAGGTCGTGACGTCTGCGTTCTGAATGCCCCAGATGCGCGAGATAGAGCGCGGGTGCATGACAGCCAAACCTACGTACCAGTCAAGACGCGTACGGAAAACCGGCTTGGTCTCCAACTCACCGAGATCGGTGACTTTCATCGCGCCGTTCTGCAGACCTGTGATCATGCCGTCGCCGAAGCTGACAACATAGATCGAGGTGCTGTTCACGCCGCCTGCAGGACCGACTTCATCGAAATTGATGATGCGCTGGCCGAGGTGGTTCACGTCAGCGATCAGCATCGGCAGATCGTTGTACATGTTCACGCGGAAACCGAACTCGTCTTTGTCCGACATCTGGATGTCGCCGCCAACGTTCGCACGCGCAGCTTTGATCAGCTTGCGCTGCATTGCCTTGCTCATGATCAGCGCCGTGGGGCCTTCCACTTCGTCGATAGCTGCGTCAAGAGATTCGAGCGACAGCGGCGAGTTGGCCAACGGTGCGTCAACGTCAGCAGCGAAGAGCTGCGGGCCGACAACGCGGTTGCGGAAGCCGTCGAACTCGTCCGGGTTCGTAACCGAGTTGCCGTTAATGAGGCGGTCGGTGATGAAGCCAGAAAGAGCTTTAATCTTACGCACTTCTTCGTCAGCGCGCACGTCGCCTCCGAGGGTGTCGACCAAGAATTTGTCGACGTCGAGGTCGCCACCTGCGATGCGCAGACGTTCGACTTCAGGATTCACGACGCCCACGCCTTCGCTGTAGCCCTCGTTGACGCCACGGAAGCCGATGTTAGGCAGCTTGCCTTCGACGTTGTAGCTGTAGGCGTTGCCGTTGATATCCATGAACGGAAGGGCTGCCAAAAGCGCCGAGCTGCGTGCAAACTGTTCGATCACTGCCGAACGCTTGACTTCGCCCGAGAATCGCTTGCTCGCTTCCATCAGAGTCATTGCCATAGTCGTATCTCCATTGTCTACATTTCGGGGTCACGCCCCACCATTTATACCGTGACCCCTTCGGGCCGCTGATCCCCGGTCGCCCGAGAGATTTAGTTTGCGCGGTTGGCCAGACGAATGCGTTCCGTCGGGGACAACTTGGCAAGTTCTGCGGCGGTCATCCCACCGAGTTTCTTTTCGCTTCCGCCGCCGCCGCCAGCGCCGCCGCCAGAGGAACCGAGGAAGAAGAATTCGTCTGTGGTGCGCAGCTTCTTGAACCACTCACCGATCGTCATAGGCTTCACGCCGTCCTCGCCGAACATTGTGTTACCACCACCGTCTTTCGGTGTGAGCGAGCCCTTCTCGTCCACCTCGAAAACCCCGCGAGCAGCGTTGATCACGTGGCTCATCGCCTTCGGATTAATGCCGATCTTCGGGTCAGCAGCAGCGGCCATCACTGCGTTGTCCACGATAGTCTGCCGATACTTCGCTTCCGAAATATCGACCTTCTGTTTAAGCGCGGCGTTCTCGCGGAGAAGCGCCTGCGATGTCTCTTCGTTGGCGCGCTTCATTGCCTCGGTGCGCGCCGTAACTTCGGCCTCGATTTCTTTCGAGCCCTTGATCTTGCCGTCCTTCACTTGCTGCGCGACTTCACGCAGTTCGCTGACCTCAGTGATCAGATCGTCGACGGTCTTGTCCTTCTGCAGAAGTTTCTGAAACTTGCCGAGGACGGGGGTAACCCCTTCTTTTTCGCGGGACAAGGCGAGGTTACTCTCACGCATCTGGTCCAGGCGATCCTTGGCGACGAGACTGACGGAAAACGCTTTCACGCCTTCGACTTCAGTCTCTTTCAGAAACTCGCGAAGCTCCTCCGGAGCCTCTTCCTTGGTCTTAAAATTCTGCTTCATTTCGCTATCCTCCGGATAGGTTTGGGTTCGCCTCAATGCACCCTGCATTTCGACGTTGCGTGGTTAACGTATGTAAATACTTTCCTAATGTCAATAGTCTGTTAAGGTCAAAAACTAACCTTACCTGACCTATTATGGTGGTCCGGTGTACATATTTTCGCCCATATGTACGCATTTCGCGAAAACGTCGACATATTTCCTGAATATGTCGATGGGACTGTTAAGTCTTTGATTTCGCTGGGTTTTTAGCCACTGGCTTGACGGGGACAGGGGGGTTATTCGCAGCGGCCTTGGCAGCGGCGGCGGTTGCGTCGGCGGTTGTCTTAGTCTGCGCTTCACGTGCACGTAGCTCGTTACGCTGCATCTCTTTGTCCACGCTCTGCTGACGAGCCGAGAGTTCGTCTTCGTGCTCCAGTTCAGTATCTATCTGCTCTGCCGCCAGTTTGGATTTGGCGTCCGGAAACCCTTCCATCATAGCCTTGACGTTCGGCTGATTCGGGAACTGCTCTGGATCATTCAACAGCGCAATGAATTCTTCCAGCGTTGTGCTGTCCGATATAAACTCAGTTTCCTGCAGCACACGGTGGACATCAGTGATTGGCAAGATGTTCGACTGATACAATGTCGCCAACGCGCGAAGCTCTCTCGCACCTACGTTCAACGACTTGAAATCTTGGTTCAGCTCAACACGCGACTGCTTCGCCTCATCGTTGTTCTCCCAATCGAGTCGCCACTTTACTAGACGACTAAACGACGTGTTCATTGACTCTGCCACATTGAGCAGGATCGACATTTCGTTCGCCTGCTTCAGCTTGAAGATGACGTCGGACTCCGACGTTGCGGCAGCGCGAATGCCCATGATGCGTCCGCCAAGTTGCGAAATCGCTTCCTCTTTCTCGATCAGAGATTGAGACAGTGCCGCAAGACCAGAGCCGAAATACTCAAGAATACCAGGCTTTTCTCCTGGTGCGGTTTCCCACACGACAGAAGGCCCGACGACGTATTCCGCTTGATCTTGCTGGCCTGGAGCTTTGGCAACATAGTACACCGGCAGAGCGGTAAAATCGCGGCTCTGTAGTGCGAAAGGTTCAGCGTAGCAATGTCCAAAATAGGAGACCTCTGGATGCCGAAGCCCGGACTCATAGGGCCAACGCACTCGAACGGAATGAACTTCATGGGTGCGCCGTTTTTGGTCGGCTTCGTTGTGATGGGCTCGTCACTAAGCATGGGCGTTCCACGCGCGTCGTTGCGCGTATCGTACAGTTCCTGCACGTAGTCGCCGTTGTTATCCAGACGCAAGACGCGGAACCGAACGGAGACCAGCGGTCCCAGAACCGAGGGCGGCTCGCCGAGAGCTTGCGCATTGCCGGAGTCGAGCACATAACGCGTCGTGTCGACGATCTCGCGGAGAAGGATGTAGTTCGGCACCTCTTTGCCGTCGATGATAGTCGTCCGCCACGCTAGGATGTTCTCAGCTAGGTACGTGGTGTAATAGGGCGGGTTAATCCCGCGTTCGTCGCGATCGAGGAGTACTCCGACTCGGCCCATGGCCAGAACCTCAGCCGCGACAGTCTTGGCTAGCAAGTTCAGGCTGCTGCCCTCAGGGGTCACTGAATCGAACGTCTCACGGGTTTTCTGGGACACGCCGAGGAGTTTTAGGGGGCGGCGGAAGATCGTCCCTACGAGCCCTCCTACGGTCCTGGCGACCATATTCACGAAAACAGCCCGGGACTTGTAGTTGGAGTACGTTGTACCGGCATCTTTACCGAGCCTGGGGAGGTAGACCTCGCCCTGCTCTTTGACTCGGCGCTCGCCCGCGAGGATGTCCCGGATCAGTCGCCAGTCTTCGCTGTGGTACACGTAGTCGGGATGAGCGTAGTTGCTCATGGTCGTGATATCACGCAGAGCGGACGACGAGTTTGAGCTTGTTTTTCTGGTGATACGGGCCATGGGAAATCCTCTACGGTTAACGGGCAGTTAACGGTAGAGGCCCCCTAATGTCAACAGGCGAGGCCATTTCTGGACTCGCCTGCTGCCTGTCATCTCTAGCGGAGACGTTAGTCGCCAACGATCTCGATGTCACTGATCGTATTAGTATTGAGCGCGGTCGAAGCTTCGACGGCCCGGAACTGGCCCGGTTTGACGCGAACCATCGTCATCGGGTTTGCCGCCGCCGACACCCACGTGGGCTCCAGCGTGAACTTCGGAATGTGCACCCAATCGCCCGCTGGTTTACCGTCTGGATCTTTGCGCGGGAACTTGGACTTGCCGAGCGTGACGACAGGGATCTGATCGTCAGGACGCGTGGCCAGTTCTTTGTTCAGCGCCATGATGAACTCGCGCGCCTTGCGCAGGCCAGACTCTGGTCCGGTCTTGTACAAAAACTCGTCGCCGGTCTCGATGTTCTTGAACGGGAGCGTAATCTGCTGCCGCCAGCCGTCAGGTGACGAGTTCGCCGCCTTGCGGTACGGGCCGTGATCCGGCAACTGTTCTTCAGTCAGCGGGAGGGTCGGGTTCTCATACAGACGCCAGACGACTTCATCGACAGGTCGCCCGCCGACCCAACACACGTAACCGTGCAATATGTCGCCGACGTTGAGGACCATCTTCGCCGGGAGGGCGAGGAACTGCTCGACATCATCGCGCTTGTAAACGTACATGTCGCGTTTGGCGTTGAAGCTGAGATAGGCATGCGTCGGCGCGCCGTGTTTGTGCATCTCAGCGTTGACTTCGCGTGCGGCCGCTTTTGCTGCGCGCCGTGCGGCGGCTTGAATGTCCGCTGCTGACACAGCGGACGACGTCTCGACT